CATCTGCACCTGGATCAGCAGTTGCTACGTATAATTATAATACAGAGGGAATGCAACTTTACATTCCTGGTTCAGGTATTTTATTTAAAAGTGGGATTGTTTATAACTTAGCAGGAGCTGGTGGAAGCGTTACAATAACGATCACTGGCGCGTAGGAGGCTAAATGGCTAACACTACATCCGGAACAGCAACGTTCGGGAAGACGTTCGCAATAGATGATATTATTGAGGAAGCCTTTGAGAGATGTGGTATTAGAGGAGTTGCTGGTTACCAGATAAAAACAGCAAGACGCTCTTTAAATATTATGTTTCAAGAGTGGGCAAACAGAGGAGTTCATCTCTGGGAAATTGGAGATGGATACTTAACTCTTGTTGATGGCACGAAGGAATATATTGGCTATCGAGCAAGTGGTGATGGAACCTCAACTTTATTAAACAGTGCTGGTGCTGCTTTATATGGTACTGATGATATTTTTGAAGCATCTTATAGAAGTAGTGCTGGAACAACAAGTCAATCAGATAGTCCATTAACAAAAATTTCAAGATCAACTTATTCAGCTTTATCAAATAAATTAGCTAAAGGACAACCTTCTCAATATTGGGTTCAAAGATTTATAGATAGAGTTACAATTACTTTATACACGACACCTGGATCCAGTCAGGCTGGAGACAGAGTTCAATTTTACTACATGAAAAGAATAGAGGATGCAGGTGCATATACAAATGCAGCTGATGTTCCATACTATTATATCCCTGCAATGTGTGCAGGTTTAGCTTATTATATAAGCTTAAAGTATGCACCCGATAGAGCACAAAATTTAAAATTACTTTACGAAGATGAATTATTAAGAGCGGAGGCAGCGGATGGGTCTAGTAACAGTACGTATGTTACACCTAAGACTTACTATCCTAGTATTTAATTATGGCAAGATACGCACAAGGAAAATTTGCACTAGCAGTTTCAGATATTAGTGGTCAATCATTTCCATGGAATGAAATGGTTACACAGTGGAATGGACTGTTTGTACATTATTCTGAGTTCGAATCTAAACAACCACAATTAGATCCTAAACCAAGTCAAGCAGATCCAACAGCTTTACCTAAAACAAGACCCCAACAACCTGCTCCTTCTACTTTAAGATTTTTAGAATTTAATCCTTTAGTAACTTATGCAGCTGCTTCAGGAATTATAAATGTTAAATCTTTAGATCATCAAAGAAGTTATGGAGACACTGTAAGATTTAGAGGTTCTCCTACTACTTCTCCAGGAACAGGTACTCCTGATACTATAGGTGATGACGGACCTGTTGCAGGAAATCCTGTAGTGGGTTTTTCTAATATTGCAAATGTAGATGGAATTTCTGGAGCAACAATTTGTGGAGCTGCAGGTTTTACTGTTTACCCCGGACAATATATGGGAACGACAACAACTTTAAACGGAACAATTAATTCAACGACAACCACTGTTGTTTTAACAAGTGGAACAACTTTTGATGGAGTTTCAACTGGAACTGTTGAGCCTACTAGCACAAATAAAAGTGGCACTCCAACATGGGGAATTTTAGTAGATACAGAAATTATTAGTTACACTGGAGTAAGTTCAAATACTTTAACAGGAGTTACACGTGGAGCTTTTGGTTCAACAGCCGCTACTCATACAAATGGAGCAACTATTAGATTATTAAAGACGCCAGCTAATTGGTATCATTTTAATAGTGGTGGCACAGCAACAACAGGTGGTGTAAAAGGTGGAGGATGGAATATATCTTCTGGACCAGTAACTTTAAAAACGATAGGACCACAATAATATGCCGGCAGGAATAACATACACATTAACAAATTTAGAAGATGATATTAAAAATTACACAGAAGTGAGTAGTTCTGTTTTCAGTTCCAGTGTTTTAAGTAAATTAATTATAAACGCTGAAAGCAGAATTTATAGAGCTTTTGATGCTGATTTAGAACGATTCTATGCTACATCTAATTGTATTATTGGGAACAGATATGTCTCGATTCCAGCGGATCTTAGAGTTATTAGATATGTCCAATTAACCAATGATGATGGAGATCAGGTTTATTTAGAGCAAAGAGACCCTAGTTTTATGGCTGAATACTATTCAACACCAAGTTCTTCATCCACTAGTATTCCCAAATATTACGCGAATTGGGATGAAGATAACTGGGTTATAGCTCCTACACCTGATACTGCTTACGCAATTACTTTAGCTTACAATAAAGAACCAACAAGTTTAACGGACGCGACTAAGTCTTCAACTGGCACTTATCTATCTAATAAATATCCTGATTTGCTTTTATATGCATGTTTAGTAAATGCATATGGGTACTTGAAAGGACCGATGGATATGTTACAATACTACGATAAAGCTTATACAGAAGCTTTAGAAACGTATGCGAGAGAACAAATGGGTCGTAGACGCAGAAACGAATATCAAGATGGGGTTATTCGTCTTCCTATTAAATCGGAATCACCATCAACTTATTAAGGAGATAAAAAAATATGGCAAACGTAATACCTTTTGCATTTCGTGGCGAGTTGTTCACTGGAACACATAATTTTGCTTCTGGTGGAGATAGCTTTAAATTAGCTTTGTACACTTCAAATCCTTACGACACATCTAGTACTATCTACGTTGCAACAAACGAAGTTAGTTCTTCTGGAACTAATTATACAGCAACAGGTAATGCTCTGACAGGTAATGCAGTTGTTTATGCGACGGCAGTAGCAAGTTGTGATTTTGCGGATTCAACGTGGACTTCAGCTACAATAACTGCAACGCATGCAGCACTTTATAATGATGATCAAGGTGATAAATTATGTGTAGTGTTGGATTTTGGTGGAACTTTTACTTGTACAAATGGTACATTTAAAGTTTCTTTCCCTGATCCTACAACAGCGTCGAATGCAATTATAAGCATGGCGTAATAGGAGAAAAGTAAAATGGCTTTAGTAATAAATGACAGAGTAAAAGAAACTAGTACTACAACTGGTACAGGTGCTATGGCACTTGGAGGAGCAGTAACTGGTTTTGAAACTTTTGGAGCAGGAATTGGAAATAGTAATACAACTTACTATGCAATTTTTAATCAAGGTACAACAGAATGGGAAGTTGGTTATGGAACTTTAGATGGTTCAAGTGCGAACTTAACTAGAACTACACCTATCTCGAGTTCTAATTCTGATGCGGCTGTGAGTTTTACTTCAGGTACTAAAGACGTATTCTGTACTATGCCCGCGAGTAAAACAGTTTATTTAGATAACAGCGGAGACCCAGTAGGAGCAGCGTCAGCTGGTTTTGCATTAGCAATGGCGGTTGCATTATAGGAAAAAAATATGGCACAAGATTTTAGAAACGATATACAAAGAAACGTAGGAACAGTAGCTCAACTATTGTTAGATGCAGGAAATTACGACGCCGTAATAGGAATTAGATGTTGTAATGTACACGCATCTTCAACTATTGCTTTGGATGTTTATATTGTGAACGGCGGAAATAATTATTACATCGCTAAAGATGTGAGTGTTCCACCAAATTCTGCAATTGAATTAATCCAAGGTGGCGCTAAAATTGTTCTTAAAAGTGGAGACGATTTGTATGCAGTCAGTGATGTTGCATCTTCCGTTGATATTGTTACTTCGTATATTGATACAATTAGTTCTTAAGGAGAATTATGACGGCAATAATAAATGGAATCCAGTACGTTGGAGGCGCAACAGGCGCTAACGATTTTATAAACAATCAAGCATCCAGCTTGAATGTTACTCAAACAATTGAGAGCGGTGTCTTAGCCGGTCCAATTTCTATTCCGGCAACAATCACAATAACAGGAACGTTGGTAGTCGTATAATGAGTAAAGTAGAAGTAAATACAGTTGAACCACAATGCGGAACTACTTTAACAGTAGGAAAAGCTTGTGGTAGCGTTCGAACAGCTTCAAATAATATACAAGCATCTGATGGTGGTAATTTAATAAGTCAGTGTGGTACAACAATAACTTTAGGCGCTTCGGGCGATACAATTTCATTAGCTTCAGGAGCCTCACAAACAGGTTTTGGAAGAACAGGAACTGTCGATTGGGTAACAACCGCTAAAGTTACAGGAGATTCTCCTGTTACAGCTGCTAGTGGTTCAGGATATTTTTTAAATAC